TTCAGGAGACGCCTGGCTCTTTTTGTCTGGCTGTTCAGTCTTGCTTTTACTTTAGCCTCATTGAATTCAAATCTACTCATTTGCGATGATCTCCAGAAAATCAGGCTCATCACTTACCGGATTGACCTCGCCGACGCTATTTACGGTATATTCATGACCTTTATATACGATAAGGTCCACATCCGGACGAAAGGTGAAGTATGCTTCTGTATCCTCCATTGAATCAAACACCAGTGGTTCCTTGTATATGCGCTTCTTAGCTCCTTCAAAGGCTACCAGATCATTCATGTCTATAACGACCAAAAGATCACCGGTAGGCTGGATACCTTTCAGCGATTGCTTCATTCCATATGCAGCGTCTGCACACACATGATTGACCGTCGTGGTCTGATACTTTGCCTCGCCATCTAGCTCATCCACCTTGTTTCTGATGAGTATCCTATGAGGTCGGATAAATCTAGGTGAATGTATCATAAGCACATCGTCAACAGGCCTGCCTGCCGCAGCTGATCCCTTAATTCTGTGACCATCATTGGTGATAACGGAACATTATTGAACATAGGTACTTGTTTTCCTTTCATCTGATAGTTGAATCCTTTCGTCGTTACTGCTGCTATATTGAAATCGGAATTACCATTCAAAGCGGCTTTTCCACCGTTCTCAGCGATGAAGTCTACCTGCATCGTAATGATATCGCTGAAATCGATATCATACTCTGACAGCTTCCTGACCTTCCAATACGGAATGTTGTTCTTGATATACGAATCGATCAGCCGGCATACACCAGGCTCCAGCTGACCGAATTCATATTCATCAAGAGAACCACCGCAATTCCGATACTGCG